ACGCATACCGGGCACAAACGTAAACGTCTCATCACTCATATTTTTGATGATGACCTTTACCTCACCTGTGTAATCAGCATCCACTGTACCGGGGCTGTTAAGCACAACGATCCCGTGTTTGTAAGCCATACCGCTGCGAGTACGAACCTGAGCCTCATAACCATCCTCCAACTTGATCTTCATACCAGTTGGAATCAACATGATCTGCCCCGGTCTAATAGTGACATTACGCTCAGCTATATACTGCAGGTCTATTCCTGACGCTTTTTCTGTAGCGCGTTGTGGATTAAATAGATACTCGCAAGACCGAGCACCGCAATAAATAATTTCAAGGCTATCCACTACTCCGCTGCCTCAGAATCAAACGTAGTCACAATGCTGTCCAGTGCCATCATCAAGAAGTCAATCACAAAACGAGCTGGAATTTTGACTCCGTCGTTACGCAAATTAGCACAGTACTGCGCAGCTTCCACCAGCGACAGCCCAGTCTGGTACTCAGGCACGTTGCCGTCATTCTTGCGTTTCACAGTAACTGAATACCCGTGCTTAGCACTCTGCTGTACCGTTACCTCACTGTCATTACCCTGCGTCAATAAAAACATAGCACACCTCAATATATGTATAACATATGGTACCACAATTGTATGGATCCTAATTTCTCCGTGGGGAGAAGATGTTCTCCGATGGGAGAAATAGTAAAGATAGCTGAGAGAAAATAGGCGTAGGAATCGGTATCTAGTCGAGTGTAGGCGGGGTAGGGGCTTGCCATGCGGGTGGGGGGAGGGTGCCCCGGCTCGGCAGCATCTAGTCGTTTTTTACCGCTGAGCATATTACGGGTGTAGGCGACGCACCATGCGTTCCCTGCGGGCGGGCGATGTTCACGGTAGCATCGCCCGCCCGTTTTTTTTACCGTATCATCGCCGATTGTTTACTTGAGTTTAGTTTATGGAGGTTCGATTATGTCAGTAGAGTTAGTGCGTTCGCAGTGTATTACGTTGCTTGACGGTCTGAGTGACCTGTTCGCCGATACGACGGCGGCAGACCGTGTGGAGCAGGCACGTAAGTATGTGCATCAGGACATTAAGACAGGGCGTTCCCGCCTGTCCGCATACCTGCCCGCCCGCACGGGTACACCGTGGAAGCCTGAGGTTACGCTTCAGGATATCGTTGGTATCATTCGTCTGGCACACCGTCAGGGCTTGATTGCCGATGATGACTACGTAGACTTCAAGCAGTTCCACTTGGACCAGCGAGAGTTGCTCCGTGGTGAGCAGGTGGTGGATGCCATCACCATGCTCCAGAGAAGTCTGGATGCCTACGCCCGTCGCACACGCTGACGGGCAGACCACCCGGTACAAGTTACCGGGTGGTTTTTTTATGACTTATGGAGTTAAAAAAATGAGAGAGTTTAAAGCAGAGATTCAACTAAACAACGGGTTCAGTGGGTGTATCTCTATCGTTCGTAATCGCATGACGATTGGTAACCGACAAGGACTATTCGAGATTGCATACATTACGCCTGAGGGGTGTATTGTTGATGCAACCATCATGGGTGCGTTGACTGCATCGGAAGTAATCAATTGGGTCAAGCGGTACAAGAATGACCGCGACCTTCTCCTGCGGTTGGTTGCCATTGATTTGGCTGAAGCCAATCGTGCTCGTCGGTTCATGTTTGCTTTGGACGCCCAGTTGGGCAAGGAGGTGTGTAAATGATTGTAGTTGTTACTCGGCATCTTGGGGCAGTTGAGTGGCTGATTCGCCACGAGATCATCCCTAATGACGCTAATGAGGTAAGCGTGATTGACCACGCCACTCCTGAAGATGTAACTGGGCAAGTCGTGTACGGCGTATTGCCGTTGCACCTTGCCGCTCTGGCAAAGGAAGTCCACAGTATCGACATCCCCAACTTACCCGCTGACAAGCGTGGTAAGGAATTGACTGCTGACGATATGGACACGCTCAATGCGTCCATCGTCAGTTACAAAGTCCTCCCAATGGAAGATTGGGTGGCTATTCGGGAAGAGATCAAGGCTCTGGATGACAACCTTGCGTGGGTCCAGCAGAAACTGGAGGAGGAGAAAGAATGGGACTAAAACACCGTTCTCGTTGGTATAGTGACTGGCGTTCAGACGTCAGTCGGCTGGATGACGACCAGCAACTCATCGATGACACCATTGACACGGTGCAAGCCATGACAGGCTGTGCTGTGTCGATGTCGGCGAATACGGCGCTGGATGATGCGCGTGGCGTTTGGGTTCGCTCAAACGACGACGCTATCCTGCGTCGGTTCCGCCGAACACGCTAACACGCTGAGGAAATGAGGCGTGTGCCCTGCCCAGTCAATCTGGGCGGGGCGCTTTTTTTGTAGGAGTTTATTGTGAAGAAGTTAATTAAGTTCATCAAGTCTATTGACTGGTCAATGCACTACATGGCATTGATGCTTATTGCACTCGCCGTGGCTGGCTGCTTGGTCGTTGAAATGAGTAAGCGACACGAAGCAGAGTTAGACAGACAACGTGCTGTCGAAATGCTCGAAATCGAGCGTGACCGTCGTTACAACGACAGTCTCATCAATTAAGGAGTTTATTGTGAAAAAGTTGGATGCAAAGATTTTGGAGGCTACGCCTAGTAGCCTTCTCGCTAACCTAGACGCACTGAAGTCGATTCAAGTGCGTAACCGTCGCACACCAAGCGACATCGTCACCTCTTGTGTTGCATTGTGTGCTCAGGCACGACGCACTCACCCGCAGCTTGAAAAACTGATTTACAATCTCGAAGATCAAATGTGGATGGTAAACGAGTGTTATGACGCACTCTGGGTGCTGTCCATTAACGCACGATGGATTCCAGTAAAAATATGAAGCAACTAATCGCACGGGTCTCGCCAGAGGCCCGTTTCTACATCGTTTTCTGGACAGTAATGTTCACACTCGCAGGAATGGGGGCAAAACACAAAGTTGACAACGCAAAACATCATGGCACTACGCAACGCACTGGTAAAATCGGACAGCCAAATGGCTGGCATGTCAATACGATGCGTGGAAGTCACCGCTGATCGTAAATACAGGGAACGAACCGTCACGTTCGATGATTTCCGAGCCGAAATCATCTGGGCGTTGAAGACGTTCAAAGACCCGTCATGGGCTGGCTACGTCACAGAACCCACGAACTGTGACAACCCACATTGCCCACTGTACACCGGGCCTGAGTACACACTCACAATTAAAACTCACGGACGAGGCGACCGCACCATGTGGTCGTGGATCGACAGCGAGCTGGATCGCAAGGCATATGAAACATACTGCTACGACCACAGCTGGCTAGAACATCTGGAGGTCAAATGATAATCAAGTCACCGCATCTGGCGTACAAAGTTATGTCAGATGTGGCAAACATGATGAACGCACGAATGTTCACACTAAGCAATCACCAACACGTAACTTACATCGCACTCACTAACAATGATGGCAATGTAGGTTACTGGTCACACGATGATGATGACTGTGAAATTGTTATCAACAATAAAAATCACAACGTCAAACAATACTTGCATAACGTACGCAAACGTCGTAAGTGACACGTCGTCACGGAGGGGTCAAAAATTATACCCCTCCAATTTTTACAGGGGGGAGGGGTCGGATATTACCCCCCTCATTATATTGAATAACAATCAATGTAATACTTATAATGTATCCGACAGAAAGAGTTCACCATGAATACGACACAATCAGTCCCCGTACATTTGCTCTCCAAGAAAGAGCAAACACGACTCATAAAAGCTGGCATCATCCAGCCAATCCATGACCCGATGAGGGAGGTAAAAGAGAGATGGTTCAACTTGTGTAGGTATAGCCAATGGGTTACAACCACACGAATGGCTAATCTATGTGGTGTTACACGCACCACATTCACTACGTACATGTCCAACGACGAGACGCGTCAACGTCTCATTGATAAATTTTGGGATGCAACACGTCCGTCACAACGTGACGTCACGTTCATCTTCAATACGTTCCGTAACGTTGCACGAAAGGGTGAAATCGATAATGGGTAAATGGAATATCGGCGATCGCGTACAGTCTATACGCCGTCCCGGATTCTATGGAACTGTGGTTAGCGTGGAGGGAAACCTCCACGTTAACCCAGACCACAACAGGATTATGGTCAAGTGGGACAAAGTAAAAAAGAACTCACGAGGCCAGTGGATATCAGGCACACTTGACGAGTTGCCCATCGACTTGCGCTCAAGCAAGGACCGCAGCTTGTTACCCGCTGCGGGTAAAAAGTTGACCGGATCTGAATACGGTCGCATTCTTGGTAATAAAAGGTTGAAAGAACTATGACGCTATTCTTGTTCTCCATCGGCGTAGTTATCCTGTCAGTTTTGTACTTGGCAGGTTATTTTTTCAGCACCATCAGTGAGTATCAAAAGAGGATTGATAATGAGTAAATTCATGTCACCTAGTGAGTTTGTCAAGAACTTGGCAACCTCATTGCAAGGTGTATACAACAATAAATTTGATGAAATCAATGTTTCTCGTTCGACTATCAATAACCAATACATTGATGGTCGCAAACGCTTTCATGCCACGGTTCAAGTTCACTGTCAGAAAGACAAACCATATCAGGTGGCTCGTGCCACAGTGGATCTCATTGTTCGACAGGACAAAGAAGTGACGGTGTTTGTCTCGTCACCGTCATTCAACGAAGAAATAGTATGGCAGTCAGATCCTGACTCAGCCAACTATTGGTTGACAGATGTAGAGACATTACTTTTACAGGAGTACAACAATGACAATAGATGAAAAGAAAATCGCCTACTGGAAGTGGGTGAATAACATGATATTGATGGCAGAGATGACCAACATGTGTCTGCCTAAAAACCTACGGAAAGACTTTCAGACTGAACTTCCACAGACAGACGATGTCGAAGTTCAGTACCAATTCATGCTGAACTACAACAAGAATAAAGCACGAGAGTTGCGGGAGTTAATGAGTTAATGAGAATAGAACACTATCTAATCATGTTAGCCAAGTATACTTGGCTACATATTCATCCCGGTGATGGAATGCGTAGACTTATTCAAGCACGAGGGAATGAGGAACTAGATGCGTGTGACTCATATCTTGATTCACACGCTAAAGAGTACAAACACAAGCTCAAAGATTTCTGCGAGACACATCTTCCACACATTGATAGCCGTGCTCGGTTCAATGACTGGTGTGCAGATGAGCCAACTGATGACGAAAAACAGAAATACCATAACTACATGGCATACATAGTAGTGTATGGTGCTGATGGATTTGAGCACACGCCAAAAGGATGGACTGTAATCGAAGTCTGATTAATGTGAGGGGTGCGTCTCACTAAAAACGCACAGAAAGATTACCGATGATTAACACAACTAAGTATAAATGTGCAACACTTACAGATTTAAGATATGCCATTGCAGATGCAAATCCTACAATGTTCAAAGATCTTACTACAAAAGAACTGCGTTACATTGTTCGTCGCATAATGCCACTAAAAATTGATAAAGAACCAATCCAACGTATTATGCCAGCATCTGTTCTCATCAAAGCTTTGTACGAAGATGTAACACAATCAGATATTCCAAGCACAATGAATATTTGGCTTGATACTTGGAACGAAACATTGAGTTCTTTTTATCAAAAATATGTTCTTGAAGAAACATCTGTTTACTTCATCATCGACGATTCCAAACATCATTAATCAATGTGAGGGGTGCGTCTCACTGACAACGCACAGAAAGAGTTAACAATCATGTCCGTAAATATTTACACCAACTATTTCGTTGATCGTTTGACCGCTAACCATGCTCGCCTTCAAGAAGGCACGCTTGGTAAGTATGAATACTATGAGTCATACTCACATGAGTCACAGATGAACATCAACGATCATCGATTTAGGTTGGTGTACAAACTCCGCATTGAAATAGCCGACAAAGAAGGTAATGCCTTGCCAGTACCTAACGTCATCATGGGCGTAACCTTTGAAGCCTATGAAGATGAAAGTGTTACAGTTCTTTCGCCATCTGCAAGTAAGAGTGTTGATTATAATGTCAAACTTACAAAGACTGAGTTCCTTGAACAAGTGGCAGAAGCCATCGAGAAGTTTAAATCATTCATTGAGGACTTCCCAATTCCTCAACTTGAGTTTGACTTCTGGCCACAGACTGCCAAACTCATGAAGCAGTTTGATCGCCAAACATCATCAACTGCACGTGACAACTCAGACTTCCTGTCACTAAAGTAGTTATATGTGAGGGGTGCGTCTCACTGACAACGCACAGAAAGAGTTTAATATGACCAAGCGAGATAAAGCACATATGACCGCAGTACTAAAACACTGCAATCTTGACGTGTTTACATACAGCCCCGGAGATGGTGTTACACGCTACAAGTTTGCACCCAAAGGCATGTACGGCGATTACTTTGTAGCCGACCGTGGAGCACAAGCCTGTGGATTTAGCGAAGCAATGACATGGCTGTATGGCTATCAACAAGCACTTCTTGATCATCACATGAATGGAGAAAAAATCTAATGCCACTTACATACGACACAAGCAACTGTCATCCGATTGTTCGCGAAGAACTTGCTGGAATCACAGAACGCATCATTTTTATAACCATGAATACTCGTCATGGATGGGAGTTGAACAAGAAGACAATGCCCGTGTTCATTCGCAGGTTCAACCTGTTAAATAAAACATGGAGGTATTTATGTATGGCTGATACGACGCACATGCGACAAACACATGACCGTATATGGCTTGACAAGTTTGGACTGCAATGGATCGGCGATGAGTATCCTCACCTTGTTCTAACTGAAGACTCAGTGCAGACGTATTGGTTCGGACTCAAAACTAATTGTGGTCAAGACACAGATGCAAAATGGAACAAGAATTTCTTGGAGAACCAGTATCGTGAATCTTTTGATCAGAGTCCGTTTTATCTGCGATACAGAACGATTGAACAAGTAAAGGATATATACAATGAGCTTTGTATTCAGGCCGATTAAGTACACGTTTTGGAGCACGTTCGGGGATAACACCCCGAACGACTTCATCGCTTGCTACATCGAACCACGTTTTGGTAATGCTGATGGTGTAGCAATACGACGACGACTCGCTCGTGAGATTGGATGCACTGGGTTGAGAACTGGCATCGAGTGGCTTTGCCATGACACACAGTACAGCATGTACTCTGAACGCCATTCCATGATAGGTTTTGCTGAGGTACTAGAACCTATCACCGTTGAATCGAAAGCACAGGCTAGATCTATCTGTGCATTTATGGAGTTAAAACAATAATGATTAAAGCAAACTGCAAGTATACGTTCCAACCTGTAGGTATGGATTTATTCTATCCACATGACATCAATGCTGGAGAAGAGGTAACCGTACTACCAACACCTCAAGGTTGTCCTAACCCAAGACCAATGAAGATGGTGTACGTACGTTCCACTAATCAACCATGTGTGTTGGTACTTATGAATAGCCTACAACCAAGGAGTAAAAAATGAGTGAATGGTTCAGCTTGGAAGACAGAAACTATCAAAACGACCACCGTGTACGCGGTGGTCGTGATCGTTGGTGGATTGCAATTGATGAACGCAAGATGCTAGTGAGGCACAAGTATGACAGTAAGACCAATAAACAAGTTTGGTACAAATTCAAATATGAAGCCTGCGATACATGTGATGGTAAAGGCCATCACGTTAATCCTTCTGTTGATTGCGATGGTCTAACAGCTGAAGATATGTATTACGGTGGTTACGAAGAGGACTACTTTGAGGGCGTGTACGACGTGGCTTGTTACAAATGCCATGGTGAACGAGTCATGCCAGTAAAGTACGGAAAAGCAATATACAAAAAATCAAATGAGGAGGATCGTTATGAGTGATGACAACATATTCCTGCAAGCATGGAATGAAATTATAGAGGACCGCGAGGTAGCACAAGAGTGCTACCTTTCTATTTATCAAGTCGAATCTTATTACGGTGGACCAGAGGAAGGAGGATGGTGGGGTTATCTACACATACTAAAAGAGTATTGCAAATGCTCGTCTCGTGAGGCAGCAGAAATGCTAATGAAAAAACTACAGGAGCGTTGTGAGCAATTAAATAACGAAGCAAAAATTGCTGATGGCGAAGATTGTCTGCGCCACATGGAACGTGCTGATCGGCGTGGTGAAGACGTTAGTGATGACGGATATGACGGACCATCGACATACTACATGACGATTGAATCGGTGCCGGGTGAGAATCAAGTAACAACAAAGAGTCATTATGAATAAGCGATACAAAGAAGAGTATTACCATGCAGCTGCAGAATTTATTATGCAAACTGCTGCAACCATATGGGAGTTGCAATGGCATAACAGTGAATGGAAACACTGTCCAAACAATGCACATCGTACATACAGCATTGACGTGCTTGATGAGGTCGATCCACACTACACGTGGACATTCCGCATTGAGTGTGGTTTTGCACTTGACTGCGTAGGCAAAAAATGTAAAGGCGAATGCGATGACCTTAGTACAGTCGGTGTAAACATTGGCTGGGATGGTATCAGCGAAGAGGAGGCGCATTATATATGTGACATTATCGATAAAGACGACAACAAATATAGTAAATATTGGTTTTGGAATGACGGAGTAACAAAATGACAGCTAAAGAATATCTCAACAAGTTTGGGCTGGATGCAGATCCAGCCCTTTTTACTAACGTAACTAATAACAAGCACATGAAACCCAAGTACAATTCGTACTGCTTTTATAACGGCGTGTCACAACTTGATCGGCGTTCGCCTATCATTGCAGTTATGTCCAACTGTCAATACAACCCAGAGGATTACAACATCAAGACTGGTGATATGTTACAGACATACATCATCATGCGTGATGTCCACCCTCAACATGCCATTGACTTTATGATTGACGACTGCATCTGTGGCAAATGTGTACACAAAAAAGGTTGGAAGAAACACATTGTCAATGGCAAGGTCAAGCTTGTGCGTACGTGTTACGTTAACATTGGCAAGGGTGTTACTGCAATCTGGGAGTCATTCCAGCGAGGCAATGTACCTATTGTGTCTAGCACTGTTGCTGCAACAATACAAGTTGTTGCTGGCAAGCAGACTCGCATGGGTTCGTATGGCGATCCTGTAGCCGTTCCGTTTCCTGTATGGGGCGACCTGTTACGCTACAGTCTTGGTCATCGTGGCTACACACACCAATGGCGTATGAAGTTAGCTCAGCCATTCAAGGGCATACTACAAGCGTCATGTGATAACTATACTGACCAGTATGAGGCAGAGCAAGCTGGCTGGGGTACATTTACTGTCCTGCCTGAGCATGACTACGTCAATCGTAGGCACGTAGCCTACAGCAAGGGTATGAAGCAATGCCCCAGCGACCCATTTATCAATGAGATGCGAGCGTATCGCAATATGCTACCAATGCACACAACGTGTGTTGGTTGCCCTGCGTCTCTCCAATGTGATGGCGACAGCCATGTTGTCATCCGCGCCCACGGCCCTGCAGCTAAGTGGGTTTAATTAAACAAACAAATAAACACGAGGTAACACAATATGTTTTATTCAGTATGTGAGTACGAAGAATGGTCAACTGATCACTACGATTATGCACGTGACCAGCACTACACAGAAGACGGGGAGTTTCTCTCCCCGTGCGTTGGTGTAGAATTGATGTCGCGTGTAGGCAAGATGATATTTACAGACGTAAGTGTTGTGTACGAAGATAGACGTGTCATCGAATTCATTGATGAGGCTGTCAAACAGATGAAAATTGATAGGCCAAACAGTTGGGATATAGAAAAGTTTTGTGCTCTTGTTGCATCTACATATCACGAAAGAAACATTGACGAGTTTAATGATGCAATGTTTGAGTTTATCTATGACTGCACATACAGCGAGTGGACAGACATGTACAGTGGTCAAGATCTGTACGATGATTGCTCACTACTACAACCAAATGGATGGGGAGAAGACTAATGACAGAAGAAGAATGGAATGAAAAAGACTTAGCTTTTGAAAAAGAGCTGCGCAAACTCCGGGAGAAATACCCGGAGTTTTATATTGAAGTATGGGGGCCATATGACTTTGTTTGTGGAGTGAATAGAGAAGAGTTTCAATCACATGACTTAATCATGGCTGAAATCATTGAACGAGAAGATGAATGGCCAGAAGTTGTAACAGAATTACACGAAGGATTTGATGCCAACTATGGCACAAACTGGGACAGGATCGACATAACAGTAAAGGAAGTACGACGTAATGCAAGCAAGTGACACACATGTCAAGTGGGTAATAGGTGATATTGATCGAGAGTTTTGGTACGACCAGATTACAGAAGGTATACGTCATTGTGAATGGGTAGTTGAATGGAATGCTGGCTGGATTGGTTATGATAATCAAAAGACATTGTTTCATATAGATATTCACGATGAAGAAGAGGAGGTGCATACAATATCTTCTCTCGACGTGCTTACTTGGTTACAAAAAGCATGGTCACTTGGAGATCGTACGTTTGAGGAAGAACAGCAAGTCGATCAAGATGTTATTGACACAATGTTACAAGAGTTATGTTTTGGTGAATTAATTTACGGATAAGGAATAAAGCAATGCCTAATTGGTGTATGAACGAGTTAACAATCACTGGCCCAGCAGACAAAGTGTCTGCTTGGGCTGAGTTACACACTACAAAGTATGAGACAAGCACATCAGTACTAGACTTCAACAAGTCTGTGCCAGAGCCATTGGATGAGAATGGTTGTGGTGATGTCAACTGGCAATACAATAACTGGGGCACTAAGTGGGGAGCTTGCGACACAGGCTACTTAGACTTCAAAGAAGGTCATATTGTTATTGGTTTTGATACAGCATGGGGTCCAGCTGACACATGGTTACACACTATGTCTGACATGTTCCCTGATCTTGAGTTCCACTGTAGATATGCTGAACCCGGCATGATGTTTGCTGGTGATATCTACGCAGGACCAAAAGGATACAGTCACGAACAGCGTTCAGATGATGACCTAACAGATGATGACCTACATCTAATGGGTGCTGAAACGTGTGTTCAATGTGAGAACTGGGAGCACAAATGCACCTGTGAGTAGGATATACTCATGTATTACTTTAATAATTGAAAGGTTTTTATGTTACAGGATTTAATTAATTTGCTTGATGCAATGAAGAAGAATAGTGATTACAAAGACGGGTGGGACAAACTAGAACCACTCATTGGATTAAATGGTGTAGTGTCCCTATCGTGGCCACAATGGCGTCTCAAAATTGTTACGTTCAGGATGCCGAAAGAATGGGATGGCAGCACAGAACAAGCAGAAGAAATACGTACCATTGACAATTTGTATTGGCACAATGATCAAATCATATGGATTACAGACAAGAACAAAAATCAATATGATGAATCTTCTCTTGTGCGTGTAACTATAGCGGAGATCATTGATGAGTTCCTGTCTGGTAAGTGGACACCACCATGGAAATGTGGGTACTGCGTGAGTAGACATAAGGGTTCATTGCATCCAAAGTTCTAATGCCAACACGTAGACGTAATGCTTACCATGCTGTCTGCTATATTGTGTCAAGTAATAAACGCAATGTAGCAGTCAGCAATCAATTTGTTGCCAAGATTATTTATCAACACTGGATAAGTATTTGTCAACAACAAGCTATTGATAATGTCATCACTGTACATGCATTGATGTCACCCAATAGCTGGTCTACTTGGAGCCGTAAACATATAGTGCGCTTGTTAAACAACGCATGGAAGTGGAGGCTGTTATGTAAAACAGAAATTAAAAACAAAGAAACAAAAGAAACACTATCAAATACACAAATGAAAGTAACAGGAGATGATTATGAATACAACGCTGAATACACATACAGCTTGCTGCCGAAATCAGTTTTACACGCGCTCGATAATGCGCTCAATGACGCAAACATACTTCAATTGTTACTACGTGCACCTACAGCATTGGCTGCACACGTTGCAATAAAAACAGAAGGTTACGTTAAATGGGCGGATGGCACAAGAATAGACCATATCAAACAGGTATGGGAGTTCTTGAATTATGAGATCAAAAGGTGACGATCCAAGAGTTGGATGCATCACAACATTTATTATGGTGTTACTCGTTGCAATAGCATTGTACATTGATGTAATACGTAATAGATGAGACGTAATAGAGCAGAAGCAACACTGCAACAACAAGTTGTACACCTATTAACAACGTGTGGTTATACAGTTATGGAGATTGGCAAATCACGTGGCAAAACAAGATGTGTCAAGTGTGGGAACTGGAGTTACTCAACTGGCTGGCAAGGCAATACAGTTGGAGCACCTGACCTCTATATCCATCACAAGCAGTGGAACTTCTGCTCTATTGGCATTGAGTTGAAGACAGAGAAAGGAGCTGTGCGAAAAGAGCAACAACAATTTTCAGAACAACAATTAATCGTAATATGCAGATCAATAGAAGATGTAATACAGCAAGTGTTAGCTATTGACAAAATGTTTGGTAATGAAACTAAATTGGAGAAATTAACGTGGATTTAAATAAAGTGTGGCCTTTCACAATGGATGACCATGATACATGGTTAGATATTGACCCATTTACAATGGTGTATATTGCTCGACATCAAATGAGAGACAGTTCTCTATCATGCTTGACATCAGGAATATGGACATTTTTAAACATATGGACAACACGAGACAAAGTAGTTGAAACAATGAATAAACTTGGCCACGGTCCAGACGATTACGAAATACAAGTAGTGCCATTTGCTGAGATTTGCAGTATCTATCGGGCCATTACTCTTGACGGCGTACCGAAATTACTTATTGGTATTACAAGCGCCATGATAATGTCATCTACCTATATACCAAGTAATCAATTAGTTACGTGTCCGTCAACCATTTGGATGTATGCAGTTGATAAAAATAATAACGACGTTGTAACTAAAGATGGTGCTTTAATAGTCAGTCTTACAACGCACGGATTATTAGTTGAGTTGAACGATCATGTTCCTGACTTTGATGATGACTATGCGAAAGGACTATATGAAATCAAAACAATACCACTCATAGGTTTAGTGTCAAAAACAAAATTAGTTTTCACTGATCGTGAAACGTATGACGTTAAAAAGGCATTAGCCTTAAGTAAATCACATCGTAGAGCATTAACAGAAACGGAGAATAGTAATGTTTAACCCACGAGATCATTTCCTTAACCTGAAAGGCAAACAGTATTTGCCTGTAGCTCCACGTATTGCATGGTTCCGTGAGGATCATGCAGACTGGACAATCAATACATATCCAGTTGCAGAACTATCAGGGCCTGACTATGTTACGTTTGCAGCAGAGATACTCGACGGTGAAGGAAGACTGATTGCCAAAGCACACAAAACAGAACACGAGAAACATTTCTCTGACTATCGAGAGAAAGCAGAGACTGGTGCAATCGGTCGTGCGCTTGCATTATGCGGATACGGCACACTATTTGCTCAGGAACTAGAAGAACCTATTACGCCAGCTGGTGATATGCGCATTGTCGATGCGCCACAACAGGCCAAGGCTTCTACACTAACTCCGGGAAAGCAGTTTGCTTTTGAGTGCAAACGCATATGGGGTGCAGATATCACGCCATCAGATATGAAGCGTGTATTCGCACGTCTTGCTGGGCATACTAATACAACAGATGAAAACCTACGACTTGTCATTGAAGTACTACAGGGATTCAACACACCAGAAGAAGCAGAAGCAGTATTTTTATCAGAGGAAGAGAATAACTAATGGACACAAATAAGTTTGACATTATCGGTGATAGTTACTGGGACAAAGAAACTGGCGAATACGCTGGTCCTATTGATGGTTGGTTAGGCGACGAACTTAAAACAGAAGATGACGTTCTTTTAGCAATGCAGCGTTTACTAAAATATGAGACAGAATTAAAAGCTGAACAACTTGCCATGCAGTCTGTCGTTGATCGTTGCAAACAAATGGTCAAGGACAGAGAACGCAAAGTACAGTGGCTGCAAGCACGGTATGGAGCACAGATTGCTGACTTTGCTAAAAAACAACTTGTTGGTAAAGCTAAGACATGGAAGTGCCCATGGGGTCAAGTTGCATTTCGCAACACACAACCAACGTTTACAATTCATGATGAAGAAAAAGCAGCATTGGTCATTCCTATATCGACTGACGCTGTCCAGCTTCAATACAAAGTCTACAAAAGTAAGATACCAAAAGAAGTGCAACTTACACTTGTAGAACAATACCCAGATATTTTCTCTGTGACAGAAGCCACAGAAAATGTATCGATTAAAGCATTGACAGCAACAGACACAGAGGAGTAAGATTGCATTGCCCCTGAAACTATATCAACACAGGGGAAAACAACTACCAAATGGAGGACCACGGCATCAACACCGTGGTCCTTTTGTCCCACAGAAAGAAAGAGAATGAGTGACGAATTAGTTTACATAGGCAGTATCCCAGATGCAGTAAGTGTTACCGACGTAGGCTTACAGTTTAATCACGACATTGAATATGATCAGTGGTTACGACTAATGGCTACACTACAACAATTAACTACAGCGTTTCAGTTTGCAATTGGAGACGCACTTAACTATGGACAAAAACGCTATGGTGAAAAGTATGCACAGGCTATGGATGCTACTGGTTGCGCTTATCAAAGCCTTGCTAACTGGAGCTGGGTTTCTAATCATGTTCCTATTAGTAACCGCGTTGCAGGTCTTAGCTGGACTCACCATCGCTTGGTCGCAAATATGGGCACGGAACAACAGAAACAAATCCTAGAATCTGCAAAAGCTCGTGGGATATCTGTAACAGAGTTTGAACGTGAGTTGAAAGGCGAGAAAGAAGAAGAAAAGAAACCACTTAAAACAATAGAAATACCATCAGGCTGGTCAGTTGATGATGTCAATAAGGCACTGTCATTGATTAGTACTACACCAATACCTTTACAAGAAATATACGACGCAGGTCTTACTAAGTTATCTGAAGATGATGACGTTCAACGAGTAAGGTACTGCGATCAATGCCCATATAACCAATAAGGAATAACTATGATTACCGTATTTAACGGCAAGTCTTTTGGCTTGTCCGGTGCATCGTCGTCTGGCTTTGTACAAATTGACAGACTTCTTGTCAATCACATTGCAAGCTTTACACCATCCGGATTCATCACGTTCATGGCTTTAGTTATGCACGTTGACAATGAGGGATACTGTTGGCCTAGTATCAAACGTTTATGTGAATGCACAGGATTATCGGAAACAACAGTGAAAACTGCACTGCATCACCTGTCATCAATGAAAATCAATGACTGTCGCTTGCTGGAAATCAATGGCAGAACTTCTCCCAACGGGAGAACAACAAGCAATGGTTACAAACTGTTCCCAGATTCTGTACAGCATTCTGACAACGTAAAGGTACAAGCGGTGAAGCACGCACAAAAGGAGGTGGCTAAAGAAGATGACCCTGCGTTCCCCCTAATGCAAGCATTTATGATTGAACGGTGGGGTCAATTCTCAAGTGAAAACATAAGCGACAAGGATTGGAAAAACAATAGGTTAATCATCTGGCAAATGCACAAGGCTGGAGTGAAACCAAGTGATGTCATAGAGAAAGTCAAGACACTCAAAAACAAATGGCACTTAGAGATGATTACAGTCAGATCACTATGGAAGCATTGGGACACATATGCTTCATCGACGTACGGCAAAGTTACAAAAACTGCAAAGATAGAGGATTGGTTCAATGACAACGACTGATAAATTGCTGGCGATTCTTTCACAACTACCTAGCTCGATACCATGGACAGAGACAAGCGACACCGTATACAGGGTTGCAGTCAAAGGTTTGCCAGATGAAGATATTAAGCTTGGTATGCAACGCATTCTTACGCGCACAAAGTTTCGCCCTACACCATCTGAGGTATTGCTAAACGTAGCAATAGCAAAGTACGGCGATGCGCAACCACACATGGTTACTCAAGATATATCGGAAGCGATACGGCTTGGGCTTGATCCAAACAAGTTACATCCCACTGTTGTTCTAGTGTTGCGCAAGACTGGTGGTTTACGTGCGTGGCGAGTAGAGCCACCACTCAAAGGGCAACAACTTGCCGATGTTATTAGTGAAGTGTTATTGGTCAGATTAACGGATTATATTAATGAGCAACAGTAAGAGTCTTGGTTTCAACATAGAGATTCCATACGATGTTATGAGTGAGCAATCACTCATAGCATCAATTCTTCTCGGTGGTAATAAACTATTCAAGTCAATGCAACGGATTGACAAGTCTATGTTTTATCGTGTTGCCCACAGTTTAATATGGGAAGCATATAAAGCTGTAGATGATGCTAACAAAGAGATAGACATTGTCACGATCAATGAGGAGTTAGTAAAACGTAATGCACTAGAGGCATGTGGTGGGCTTGCATATCTTATGCAGTGTGCAGAACTACTACCAACTACAGGTCACTGTAATAGTTACGCTGACCTTGTGTGGGAATACCACAAGAGGCGTGAGATTATATTTGCATCCGAACATGCAAGTAAGCGAGCATCTACTGGTGATGATTCTACTGAAAATATAATCGCCGATTTAAATAAATCTGTTACATTCATTCAATCCGGAAAGGCTGTAGATGATTTATCTGTATTAATTTCTGACATTACAACAGAAGCTATTCACCGTACTGAAGACGCCATAGACTACAGTGTCTCTAGCGGATTTATAGAAGTTGACAGTATTACTGGTGGATGGCGTGACGGCGAGTTAATCGTCGTTGGTGGTCGTCCATCAATGGGTAAATCAAGCCTTGGTCTACAGTATGCATGGAATGCAGCTCTTGCATTACGAAAAGAAGAGAAGCGTACCGGGGTTCTAATAGTTAGCGCAGAAATGTCTAAAGCTATGGTTACTGCTAGGATGCTTAGCATATACAGTGGAGTAGACAGCCAATCGATACAGTCAAAGAAGCTATCTAGCTACGATAAAGACAGTCTTTCAGTTATTGCTCGAACAGCCAAGAGCCTAACAATACAAGTGGTTGCTGATCAAACAGTTACACTGCAATCTATTAGGGAAGCAGCCAATAGCATGAAAAAGACTGCTGAGGTTGGGTTGATTGTAGTTGATTACCTACAGATGATAACGATGCCAGCAAATGTCAAGTCAGAGAATAGGACTAGGGATATTGGTGTGATTAGTCGTGGACTAAAAGACATTGCTCGTGAGTTCAACTGCCCTGTAATAGCACTATCATCATTGTCTCGTGCAGTGGAGCAACGGCAAGACAAGCGACCAATGATGTCAGACTTACGTGAGTCTGGTGATATTGAATCAGATGCAGACGTGATTCAGTTTATCTACAGGGCTGGATACTACGAAAAGAAACAGGCAGATGATCACATAGATGATATTGATAAAGCAGAAATCATAACGGCTAAGAACCGTAATGGCAGGACGGGCGTATCACTACTCAACTTTGAGAGTAAGTACGCCCGGTTCACTGACTTTACATCAGACGACTTGTTTCTTTAAGTAGACTTTCTTGTGGTCATTATTGACGACGCAATCAAAATCAAGACTACGGGCAATATCTCTGACAGGTGCATACGATTTGCCATCTCGTAGAATACATTGAACGGCCAGTGCTTCACCGTTGAGGACTGGCCCATCTTCCCAAGCCAATAAAGAATCATCCCCAACGACAAGCCGAACAAAATCCCTGACAGGCGCGTAGGTTCTACCGTTTTGCACAAACGCAATAATGTGTTTGTCACCATATACAATCTTCCAATCTTGTCCACTTTGTAACAATGACCACGGTCGAACAAAATACAGTGCATCTTTACTTCTGTTTCTGTATAGAGGTCGATGAGCTACCTCATATCCGTTACGGCTTCCGTCGTTATTACTGTTCCCTTCAATGGAATACCAAATCCCATTTTCATCTTGACCTTCAACAATACCAATATGAAACGCATCTTGCCTTCCATTTCTCGAGGTCTTCACAAGCAATACAAGGTCTCCTGCCATTGGCGCTCGATGAAGAACGCCATGCTTTTTAGCAACAGCTAACCAGACATCGCAGTCTGCACTAAAGCATAACGGCCAATCAAGTCCACTCTTACTTTCCCATTCAGAAGCAACTCCACTAACAAACGATGCGCACCAATAACTTGCAATGGGTGCATTTACTAATGTGTTCCAACGATCAATTAAAGGGCCACAGTTACTGCCTATTGGCTGCTCGGTCACACCAATATACTTTTGTGCAATTTTAATAAACTGCTCTACCATGATTATCTAGAACCTCTCTCAGATGCTCGCTGTAACTGTTCCCAACTAACCGCTGGTAAAGTCTGTCTTGCTTGTTGCTCTATAACTTCGCTCTTCAATCTATCTGGACGACGAGTTGATGACTCAATAAGTTTTTGTGTTGGCATCAACGGATATGGCACAGGTTGTTTTCTTTCAAAGCCCTTACCACTTATATCTCCAGTTCCCGGTATTCCACTCCACAATGCACCTAACCCAAATTCACTAATGGTTTGAAATATTCCCGGATAATCATATTCAAACTGTTTTTGAAGACGAGTTATATCGCCATATCTAATTCCACCTTTTGACATATTTGGAATTTTGACATCTAAATCGTAGTTGTAATACTCATTTTCCAATCCAATGAAACGCATCCAGTTAGCCAACGAATGATTATAATCAGCGTTATCAACATATTGCATACGCTCAAGATCATTCATCATTTTTTGAATTGGCACCATTTGACCATTCATTGCTGCACGACTCATTCCATTTGGATATGCAAGTTTGAGTAACGCCAGTTGATAACCGAATGGTCCAGATTGCGCAATAAGCTCATCATAATGCGCAAGAAAATATCTCCATCCGGGATGCTCTTGATATGTTGCAGAGTTAAATATGTTGGTTTTACCTGTAAGTTGATCTTTCATTGCAACGTACATTGGGTTAACACGAGATGTAAATTCTGTGCTAAACATAGCCTCTGCTGCAGCAGCTGGTAATGATTCACCAGCCTTCATGTTGCGTTGCATTTGCAAATATGGCTGTAGTAAAAACCTATTCCATCCCATAATAATAGGTGGAGCCTGCACCTCCATATTTCCTAATGTCACAACCTTTGCTGTACCAGCTGGTGGTTGGGTAACTCCTAGTTTCTGTTCATCCATTAAATGTTTAATTTTTGCTATCTGATACCAGTGTGTCTGCTTTCCTTGAGCTGCTAGTAAAGCACGGCTTTGTGCGATGTTTTGCATAAACAAAGCAGCACCAAAAAGTAAAGCCGTATTAATAGCGGTTCCTGTAAAACGAGTCAAATAATAACTAAATGGTGTGTTAATAATATTTCCATCAGCCGTTTTTACTTGACCAATAGCCGATAAGAAATTATGGTATGCACCTAGATTAACTGTGTTGTAACCAACACCTTTAAAGAACTTACGCCATACTGGCCTAAACGCCATATTCACTAAATAACCAGCTGTCAACTCTGGCACCATAGGTAATAGAGTAAACATCTTAAGTGACTTACCCCAGTTAGGTGCGGTAAATATGGCTTGGGCTTTGTATTGAACCTCCCGTGCGACTGGATGTAATAACACGTCATCACCAACTGGTGAGCCAGAAATAGTGTTAATAATACGAGCAAAATTTCGCTTAAGTTTATTTTGCTCCATAGTAACTAACGAATCGCTTCTTCCTAAACTTTCAAAAACTTTGCGATCGACAATTCTAGCTAATTCTAAAAACTGTTTTATTCGCAATAAGTCAGTTGACAGTAACCCACCACGCTCAGTCATACCAACAAATGGAATTAGTCGTTGACCTAATACTCCTCCTCCTAAATTTTCAGCACCAGTTAACTGAATAGGGACATCTTTCAATTCAATTAACGGGTTAGCCGCTTTAATAGCAGCTGCTGTCGCATACCATTCTCCATATGATGTCGATAAACCAAACTCGTTTAAATCTTCAATGGTATAACTGCGACTACGGCCAAGTTCTTTGTCGTATATTCCGGGTACTGTTGCTTTTTTTGTAAATGGTATTGCGCCAATACTAAACTGACTTCCAATGCGACCATATTTACGGAAAATGCCATCAATAATTCTGTGATACATGATGTCGCCGTAAGCAGTATCTTTCTGATGAGCAAATAGTTTTTGGAATAGTGTCCCTTTACCATTACTTCCATGTGGGAACCAAATGTTAGGAGCCATGCCTAATAAGCCATACATCTGCATAGCCATATCTTTTGGTCGCATAGAAACTAATGCATAATTCTGAATAAACGGACGAGCAAAGTCACGGCTAAGTCGTTTTACAACTTCCCATCCGGAACCTTCTGTCCAAACATCTGCAATAGCACGCCATACAGGATAGTCAGGTGGCAAACTATTAGTCGGTAAAGTTGCACCTTGTCCGTTAGGTAAATTTTTTAGTTGGTCAATTTCAGCTGGACTAGAACTAAACATGGCTGAGATAACATCATCGTATTGATTCTCAGGGATAGTAAAGTACACGTCATCGCCATCAACTGACACGCCAACTTGGTCAACATCATTATGCTTTTGAATGATGATGTTTTCTGGTTGCCTATTAACACTGATGCGCTTTTCAATGTCTTCAAGACGTTGCAATTGCCACTCTCTTTTGACATCTTCATTGCCAACTGCCTCTACTGGTAATTCCCCAAGGCCACGAACTAAACTCATTTCCAATTCGCTAAATGGTTTAGAATGTTCACTTGGCATGTCACCACTAGACATCCATGTTCCTTCACGCCTATTATTTACAATGGCTGACTGAAGCATTGAGTAAGATTGATCGCCACTTCCAATGGTTACATTGTTGACCTTAAATTGCTTAGACATATCTTTGCGCCATGCAGAACTTACAGTCTCAGGATTTGTTCTTTGAGCGCGAGCAATTAACATCTTCGCAATAAACACTTCAGGACGAATGATAGAAGTCTTTCGTATACGTTCTAAAGACTCATAGTTTTCTGGGTTGGCTGTATCAAAATATTGATTCATTGCCACACCCATTAAAAACGCAGGGCTTTGAGTAAGGATGCGCTGGTTGTTAACCTCAGTAAGAGTTCCGTCATCACCATGTACATGGTAGAAACCCTTGTATGGATTATTTACTTGGTAAACCTTGTAACGTAGGCCAGTCTCAAGGAAATCTTTGTTTGTGTTTTTACTGAGGCGGTAGAGGTGTATACCTACATCACTACTAGTAGAACTGTAATCACGCTCGCGCAAAATAACGATACCTTTAGGATCAATGGCTAATTGCTCGGCCTCCATCTTACTTAAAGAATTTAAAATGGTTTCTGCAACGCGAACATCTAGCGGATCACCTACACTTGCATAACGCACTGGAGCTTCAGGGTTATACAAAGGATATCTGTTACTGTGAATATCAGCCTTAATTACTTTTCCAGAACGCAGATAGTCTGGAGCAATATTTACTACCTCGTTCGTACGTAAGTTGACTTGCAGCATCCGTCCAGAATCATCAACAATCCTGACCTTTCCATTGTCAACAAATGCACCTGTTGGAAGACTATACTTCTGCCAGTTATATCTAGCATTAGCGATAACGCGTTCTTGTAAATCAAGGATACTTGCTGTACTAGTTACAAGCCTTATTGCTTTAGCGCGTTCATTTTCATTTAAACTTGTTAAACGATCAAGGAACTCAGTCTTTCCTACAAAGTTATCTCTTCCAAAAATAACATCCATTGTCCTGTTGAGAACATAACCAGCACCGTTTACATGATGTGGGCGTCCTTCTAGTTCGATAGGCTGGTTAGTGGCAAGAGCCGTTAGTAAATCATTGATGATACGTATTCCAGAAAATGCATCAGATCCACCTATCTGGCTGGAATTAAGTACGTATTCAAAAATAGGTAACACACTACCAGCTGTTGTCCCATCAATGTAGTTTAACGATAACTGTTGTTCTTCTGGAAGCCCCTCATTGAATGCATCTATAACATCCTGCACTCTATCTTCGACCGGACGCCGCCCTTCTTTTACAGCAGCTCTATTGACTGGGCGTACAAACATTGCTGAGTACAACTGATTAAAGAATTCATTTTGCCCATCAACAATAAACGTATCTAGCTCCGAAAATGGAACACCTGCTGCCAGCGCTTTTTGTCGCAAACTGCCTTCAAGGGATTTAGAGAAGTTAGATAACGCGTTGTATTCCGCACTGCCATAGTCAATTGTGAATACATTATTGTTGTATACACCATGACGAGAATCTTTTAGTGCATGCCGGAATATGCCTTCGCGTTGCATAAATTGAGCTAGTGGTGTAACTCCAAACGTATTTAAACGTTCAAGAAAAGCATAACCTTCTTCTGTATATCCACCTTCCGGATTCATTAAACCCCGGCTACGCATTATCTCTAGTACATTGGCTTCAAATGTATTACGACCAGCAACAATTGGTGCATACATGTCAACACCAGCAGCTCGCACATCTTTACCTTGGTCTCCATGATAAGCAGCAATCCGTTGGGCTGGCGTAAACATATCACGAGTGTTAGTTCGGAAATCATTTGCAGTGCCAGTAAACAATTTCTTCTCAAGGGTAAGTTGATCTTGATAGGAATGATAGTCGGATATAGACCTAGTGATCGTATCTAACTTACTATTTAGGTCATACAGCGTAGCTGAAAATTTAGGATTAAAATCTCCAGAATAACCTAATAACTGGGGATTGTAGGTTGAATCCATCAAATCACGAGATGAAACTAGATATCTAGCAGTGCCCTCAAAGCGCCTGCTTGAACCGCGTTTATTTTTGTCACGTATTGCAACAGTAACTGGAGCTTCAATTACAAAATAAGAATCAGTATTTGGAACAGTTGTATACCGTGGATCTTTTGGTCCGGCATCAGCAGCATCGTCAGTTACAGCAAAACGAGTGCTGAAAAATCCATCAGGCAGTACGCCATCGTTGTCCCTAAGACTAACAAAATCAAATTGCTTTCCGCCGATAGTGTAAGCAAAAACTGTTTGACGTTGATAATCTCCCTTGTTACGGAGAACTACTTTGTCAACAATGCGACCATTGTACGGTTGCGACCAGTTTTGACTTTCCGTTAGATCTGTAAGCTTGTCGCTTCCGGCTGGTATTACAAAAAAGTCTACATCGCCACCTGCATTAACTAACTGATGTATATATGCCAAAGCATTCTTGTTATCAAATGGCACATTAACCTGACGATTAATAGGCTCGCCGTTTGGACCCGCTATTGTATATTGAACCTTAAAACCAAACTTGTGATGCACAGAGTCTGTTTGACCAGTTGACATCCACATCTTTAATAGGTCAGATACATTAAAGATGTTATGTGCATCAGTATCTAGACGGCCTTTATTAGGCACATACAACCGTACGTAATCACCTTGACGAACGGCTGGATATTCAATAACACGTTTGTTGCCAGTCATGTATTGAGCTGTAGGAATTGGTGCAGACCATGCTTTATGTGGCTTTCCATTTTCCAAAATCATATCTGCAGGACTACTCCTAGCAAGCAGTGTCCACATACTCCTAATAGGAGCAGCTACCTGTTGGAAAATTGCTGCAGCATCTGTGTCCACCGCACGTGATGGATTGTCAGAAATTGGTTCGCCAAAATCAGCAATAAAATTTTGTAAAGCCACTGCAAACATTTCATGTGCAGATCCAAACCAATCGCGTTGCATCATCTTGATGCGATCTTCACTCATGCCTTGTTCTTGCCAGAACTGCACTACCTCATCACTGCGCCACTTTGTAGATAATGGTTCATTTACAGATTCCGGATATGCCTTATTAAATATCTCTATGGCTCGCATCTGTAATATTGCTGGAAACAGAGGATTGTCTTTCAGTTTAGGATCCGAAATATCTTCTATAGATGGTAATAACGAACTTAAAAAGTTAACCTGAGTCATGTCGTCCAATGCTGTGAACAAAGCATGAGTCATTTCGTGATAGAGAGTATCCGCAGTACGTGGCCCATTAGCCTCGGATGCAATCATCATTAATCTCTGAGCAGCCAAAAACGCACCATGTATTTGGCGACCATCTTTCGCGGTCACCATTTGTGCACTAGTAGAACGCATCAACTCAGAAGATGTCATTAACATCTTGCCACTATGCATGTAGTAATTCATGCGATATTTAGCAATAAGATAGGTTTGCAATGCATTCTTTTGCTCATCAGTCAATAATTGACGACGAACATCAGACCGAATAACACCCATATTTTCCGCTAGTGCATCTAAGATTGCTGCAAATGATCCAGCACTACCTTTAAATACATCGACAATCTCTGGAGATACACCTACTTTCCGCATTGCATCTACAATTTCAGCACGGTGTTCTGGTCTGTCAGATGTTAATAGCATTGCGTACTGTTTTTGTGCATAACCAAAAGCAAAATTGTCATACAGCTTAGCTAAGCCTATAGATAAGTCTTTAGCAGTACGCATAAAACCAAGGTCAACCTGCATGTCAACAGTGGCTGATGAATTTGTCATCCGCTCTTCGTACAAGCGTTTTGTTTTTATAATTTCATCTCTATCTGCTTGTGAATAAACAGACATGTCCAACTTGTCATACAAGCTGACTAAGTATTCTGCTGTTGCAGGTGTTATGGAGTTGATATCAGCTGGTTGTGAATAAATGGTTGGTAATACATCTCTGTGTAAATAAGAGACGTCATCGCCTTCCAATGCACCAATCGCTGTGGCAATCTCATATGGTGTGTCAACATAACCTGCTCTGTGACTGTAATAAGCACCCGAATAATCTGGCTGAGAAAATAATCTCAACATCCCATTAACAGAAAATGCAGCAGATAATTCCGTGAATACATCATCTGGAAGGTTAACATTTTTTAGTTGACCCTTCAGGTATATACTCGCTTCGGTTACAAACGTCTCTACGGTTTGATCCGCTACTTGCATCTCTGGGTTAAATAAAACATCAAGTGAATCTATTACACGTTGAAGTCTAAACCGTTCATTCCGCTCAATGTTTCTGAGTTGTTTTTTAAGTACATCAGCTACGCGTACTTTCCAATTATTCTGCGCTGCTCTTGCAATATCTGGATTGTCAAAGTTTTGTTCTGATAATTTACCGATACGTTCTGGTGCAGCAGCACCTGCACGGGCAATGCGTCGCTGTGAGTTTTCGGCATCACCCATTGCTGATAAATGATCTAATGTTGTCCTAAAATCAAATTGTTTTAACAGTAACCCTTCAAGCATCGCTTGCATACCAGAATAGTTACGAGCATGTAATGCATATAATCTAATCTTTTCAGTTGGTGTTTCCGATGTAGCCATTCCATCAAAGGCTTCTTCGTTAACTGTAGTCCCAACTAATTCAGTAATTTCTACAAGGGCATCACTACTTAGAAAATCAACTAAATCCTCATCAGCATCATCTCTAGATAACATTAAATCCTGTTCCGTAATTACGACAGAATTATCTGGTGCATCTGGATTCATTGAGTCAATGCGCGTACTGCGTGGCGATACGGGTCTCCTACCAGCAATAACAGACTGAGTTAATCCAGCTATAGTTATCTCACCAGTTACTGGATTTTCGATCACCTCTATAGGAGCACTAGCACGTCTCATGGCTGCTAGGTCCTCGTTAATCCCACGTGTGCGATCGTACTGACGAGCAATACTTGTAGTTGTTTTGTGTGTCACTGCTGGTAAGAAGTTATTGCTTAATAGGTTATCTTTAGTAAGCAATGTCATTAACTCACCAGACATTGTCATTAGTAACGCAACTTTATCCGCCATATTTTCGCCATTGTCTATTGCTAGAAATGCCGGTAACTGCTCGGAGGTATACGTATTGAATGCGTTTAAGGCTTTAATAAAATCATCTTTACCATCTTCATTAGATTCAGTTTTCTGCGCTTGCGAATCCATGAATTCTTTGCGTATCGTGTCATACTTGTATCTAATGTCAGCAATAAATTCTGGTGATTCGTTATCAGCCTGAGCTTTTGCTAGTTCAGCTTGCTCTTCACGTGCAACATTAGCAAGATAAATATCCTTGGTTTTCTGATCATCTAACGATGAACGTACAGTACTAGTTGTATCTGCTGTCTCGGAATCACCTGATGTATCAGCAATAAGTCGATTGCCATATGCCTGACTACTAGCAGCAACATCACCAGTGCTAATCAGTACTTCATTTGCTGAGTTTTCACTTGTATAAAATGAACGCATATATTCATATGCATTACCTAATTCATCTACAAGAGATGTAAATGTGTCATCAAGTAAATCGGAATACAAAGCATCAATTTGTTTTGCTACTTCCAATACTTTGTCAAAGCTTTTAAATGCTTTGTTAAATGCATTTACGCGAGCCGTCTCCAATGCCATCTTAGTCGCTTGAATTAAATCCGAATCTTTTGCTTCGACAGCACGATCGTATGCTCGTTTTAAACCTGTTACATCAAATTGATCTTCAAATACTTTTAAAATCCGATTGAGAGAAGAGATATCTTTAACATCAAAATGTGCAAGTGCCATGGCAAAAGCAACAGCATGAGTGTTGTTCTTTAGTTGCTCATAAACACTTCTACGTGCAACAGCTAACACATCGGCTTGCTGTCGTCCCTGATCATCCTTACCTTCTTCGATAATTGTCTTAGCTTCGGTTTCCGATAAGGCCTGATCTAATATCACTTGCACTGCACGATCAAGTGACTGTTGTGAATCTATGTATGCTAAATTTGTAGCAGTTCCATCACTTGTTAATGAAAACTCTCGGTTGCCACTAATGGGTGAAGGCGTATATGACCCAATCCTAGCTAAAGTTGCAGGATCCATGTCATTAATTTGATTGCGTAAATCGGACAATATAGTCAATAGACTAGTTTTAGAATTCTCGTCAAGTGCAGGAGATGTTGCTACACGATTAGCAATCTCAGTACCAAGCAGTGCTAGAGTCTGAATAAATGAAACTCGATTTGTTTGATGAGCGGACGTCTCGTCAGTCCACCCCATAAAATCACCGTTAACGATGTCGTTTTCAATTGATTTTAAAATGATGGTAGGTATAGCTTGGTTAGCGATATACGCATTCATTTCTTGTTGGTATCGACGATACGAGTTGGCATCCATAAGTTGGTCTGCCAAATTTTTTATCTTTGGAGTAGCCGATGCATAATATAAAAATTCTAACCCAACGGAACTCAATAGTTCTCGTACAGTTTCACCGCCACTGCTATCATTCTTAACCATTTCATTGACTAATCTGATGGCAGTCGCATAACTTCGTTCTGACTTCCAGAATCTAATTAAAGCAGAAGCTTGTGCTGGAGTAAAATCTTGTCTGGTTAACTGATCAGCGAAATCCGGGCTACTAACAGCAGCTATAGCGCGACCAAGGAACACTTGGGTTTGAGCATTTGTCCCAGATAGTGCTCGCATTTGCCAAATATTGTCAATGTGAAATGCAGCATGAGATGCTATACCGCGCATTAATTTTGCGTAGGAAATAGCATCAGCTCTTGTCTGCTTGTTATCTTCAACCCCTAATGAATTAATGGCTTGTCGGTATAGTTGATCTGGTGAAAGATTACGTTGACTACGATACGCAAGTATATTCATCCTACGAGCCACACTCTGAGCTGTGGCTTTAGACCGTATTGATGTTGCACTCAATAACGCACCAGTCTTAATACTAGTGTTTAATGAATCAACATAATATAACTGGTCAAAGAAACTAGAGTCCGAATAAAGATTTGCTACACGAGTCAAGTAGTTGTAAATAGTAACGCCGGGTTTTACTGCATCGTCAAATGCTGCAACTATAGCATCTATAACAGCTTCTGTATTTTGTGTACTAGCTGCCCATGACAATAATCCTAGTTTTAAATCACCCGGTAAAATTTCTCCTTTTTTCAAGAGATCAATTAATACCGTTGGCAATTCCTCGGTAGACGTATTTAATAAGCGTTGTCGTTGCTTGCCAGACTTCTGTATCGTCATAGCAGTGTTAAACTCTTCTTCGTCTAACACTGTTCGTTGATAAGGCCTATGTAATGGTCGTTCTTCGGTTGGAACAAAATTGTCAGCTGCAGTAGATAATGCGTCAAAATCCTGTTGTACATCTACAACAACTTGATCTACAGGAACAGTGTACGCATCACCAGTAGGATCAGATAAAAGACGGACGGTTACAAGATTAGAATCAGATTTAACTACAACAGCAGCTTGCAAGTCGGACTCATTTGTAAATGATCCACGAACTAAATCCCCTGCCCTAACAATTACATCGTTTACATAGTCATCAGCCTCGTCGGAATAACGCAATCCACGACGATCACCACTAGTAGAAATAGCTACGTCTTCAGCGACAATCCCACGAATAGTTTCTGCTTTGTCTGCAAGACTGTCTTCTGTATTAATGACTTCTTCTATCTGCGCTAATGCATCTGCAGATACAGGAACACGTGAAAGGATTCCACTATTGTGTATATCCATGCGCATGTAACCACTACGAGACTCCACTGCTGCTTTTGCATCTCGTATAGTAATACTGTTTAAGATGTCTGGTGATCTTTCAATTTGGCCTGTATCCATCACTGGTCTTGTAGGTGTTTGAGCTTGCTCACCAGTCATTGGTTGAATTAATACAGTGCCGTTAGGCAACTGATAAATACCTACAGGTGTAGGACCACCACTAGTAGCTACCTTACGACCATTAACGTAACGAATATTGCCGTCATCAGACGTATAAGGAATACGATCTGGAAAGTCAGTGCTTTCCGTATAGTCTAATAACTCTGCGGTCTCGTCAACAGCATTAGTGTTTAGTGTTTTTAAAATTGGGCCTAATATATCGTATAGACGTGCATTAAATTTAGACAACGATTTAAGCAGGTCGATACTTCCCATTCGGTCTATAGAAACTTTGCCGTCGGACGTAATGCTTTTAACTAGCACTGTTCCGTCTGGATTAAATCCAGCGATAGTACGCGTCCGGCCACCTTCAGTCCATTTGTTCTTCTGGTAATACGGATTAAATATATCAATGCGTGACTGTAATGCTTGGAGGATACTAGCGCCCGTGAAAAATGCGTTTTTACGAGTTACTGTAGGCTGATCAAGCATAATCAAATCAGACACATCTTGATCGCCACGCACTAGTTCGACAGCTCTAAATGTATGACCATTTGGTCCACGGTGTGTATTAAATGCTAAATATTGCGGTATTCCATCAGGCGTGTCTGCTATACGTATACCAAAAAATTGCTGCCCACTTTGACGAACAGGTGTAGTTTTTGTAGGTTCTTGTGATTGTTCACTACCCTGTTTTGTCGCTGGCGTTTCAGACTGCTCTGCCATTGCCTTTAACAAGATCTGTTCAAACTGTGGGACTAATTCTGCAACAGCACGATTTCTTGCAGCGGGATCAGTAATGTAAATATTTGTATTTATTTTTTGCCCAGCTAGTGGGTTGTCATCTGATAAAGGTGCATTGTCACCTTTCACACGCATGTTTGCAATTATGCGATTAAATTCTCGTTGCGTCGTAGGATCATCAAGTCTTCCAGAAACTAACTTTTGGAAAAATATTTCACCAGCACTACTTGGTAGTACCTCGCCACTAATAACAGCTTGACGGGCGCGTTCACCAATCAATTCGTAAGCCTTACTTACTGCTCTTTTAACATCATCAGGATTCGCTTCTGGGCGACCCGTAATAGATTGGAAACGGCGGTTAATAGCCTGACCTCGCCACTCACCGCTATCAACCCAATCACGTGCCATAAACATGGCTTGCGTTTTTATATCCGAACCTTCAGCTAGTAACTTACCCCGCAGGGCTGGTGTCATAAACGCACCAAGCTTTCCATGCGGTCTAACTGCCGTAAATGTTAATAATGCAGCACGACCTAAGTCAGACATAGTAGGTGGCTGATATTTTGGCTGACCAGTTTCATCTACAGATTTATCAGTTGCAGCTCGATATGCCTGTGCAATAGGAGTAAACATGTTGTTCATTCCAAATGCAGCATCAGGCCCAACAGATGCCATTAATTCAGAACGCTCTCTTAGTAACCTATCGCCAGCATTTAAAAAACGACCTTTATGTTGCGTTGCATTTGCTTTTGCAAGTAGGCGATTAACCTTAAACAACTGTTTTGCGTCACTGTAAAAACTAGCAGCACCAGATCCAAACATTCCCACCATTGCAGCAGTTTCAGATATGCCTTGTGGGTCAACTTCAGCCTGACGCATTGCTGCCATCTTGTTCGCGTCAATTTGACCACCCGCTTGTGTATCATATACAGATGGAATAGCTTCTATAGTGCTACGAATAGGAGCACCAGCAAACTCTGTAGCTCTGTTAGCAAATTCCGCTTGCTCTTGCGTTCCACCAAATGCTTTTGTAACTTGACCGGGAACACCAGCTTGACCAACGGCGCCAATTGCCATTGGCGTCATACTGCCTACAGTACGTGCAACTTGTGACTGCAACATTGTTTTAACGAGAGGACGTGTTGCTGCTGCAAATGCTGTACCAGCTAAACGCATCGTTACAAGCTCTGGACCCATGCCGGGAATAGAACCAGCTAAAACCTGACCAGATAAAAATGCAGCTTGCCTTACAAGATTATCTGGGTCACCAACCTTCTGAGCATACCAATCACCAATACCTAAGTTAGCATACGCTTGATCCTGCTGATCTTTTGTCATACCCATCATGGAACCAAATCCACGACCAATGAAAGATCTACGACCAAGCTCTCCACCTACAGTAAATGGAGATAACAGAGTTGTTTCTGTACCAGCAGCGCTACCATACATGCCTTCTAAGAACATGTTAGTGTCAGCACCATCAGCAACACTCTTTAAATATTTTTGTTCACTTGCTTCACCAGACTCGTACAGATCATCAAGAGTTTGAGACCCGGTAGCAAATCGCCCTACATTTAGCAGTGCGCGACCTGTACCTAAACCAAGACCAGCAATAGCACCAGCACCAGCACTTACTGTTGCCATGCCTTCTCGTATTGCAGTTGGCAACTTGCCTTGTTCTCGTGCTAATGCACTTTTATAAATCTTATACCGTTCTGCTTTTGCGTCTGATGCTTTACTTGGATCAGGATAAAAATTACGCCCAGATACTAATTCATTACCTTTTTTAGGCGTTCCATAGATATTAAATACAGAACGCCGTGCTTCGAGAAGACGTTCTGACGCAAGTTGATGATATTCACGTCTTTCATTAGCAGTAATAAGACCGTTACGGTACGCCTCATCAATAGTGAACTCATCATTGCTATTAATGCCAGTATTACGCCATGCATTGGATTTAAGGTTTTTTAAAGCTGGATTATAAAAGTTTGTTTTAAACTGCTGGATAGCAGCTTGACGTTCTTTATATGCTTTCGTTTGTTCTGTCGGTTTACCGTAATCCTCCAAGTCGTTCACTACGGCTTGTTCAGCATATGTTAAACGGCGTGGCTTTTTGATTTGAGTGACGGGTGGTTTACGCATATTCTATTGTAACCTTATTGTATTCACTCTGGCACTGGCAACCCAGCTCGTAAAGCAACCCATTTAATATCCCTATCAATCTGCGCTTTCACTTCTGGGAGAACAGCTGTTGCGCGTTCGTTTTGTTTTTGTGTAATAAGTTTTGTAGCTGCCACTCTTAATGCTTCACTGGGTACATTGTTATATCTTCCAGCAATAGCAGCAGCATTGTCTGGATTAAAGTTTTTATTTGTTTTGATTATATTAGTCAATAACTTCTCTCCTTCCGTAGCAGCTGTAGCAAACAATCTTGTAACAGTTGACAGATCAATACCAGTTAATGTTGTGGCTGGGATGTTAAGTAAACTAGCCATAGTGTCTGGTTGTTTTACATCAGCGACACTAAGTGTTTTAAAATTATCTAAATTATCTTTTGCGTCATCGTATGCCGATTTAACCGTGGCACTAGCCATGCCTAATTGATATGTAACCACTGGATCTGTTGGCACTCTTTGGTTAGCACCACGCGCTTTTACAAGTTCCTTCTGTAATTGAGCATCAAAGAGTCGATCAGAATTTGCCCACCGCCGCTTTCGTAATTCTTTTTCGTTTTCAATTTCAGATTCAATACCCTTAATGGCTAACTCACGTGCTTGGCCAACTTCAGCAACAGTGTCTTTTGTTGGAGCAATAAATTTAGATAATCGTCCTACAACACGTTGCTTCTTATCGTCTGACAAACTACCAAACCAATTTGTTCTTGGAACATACTGACCACCTTTTTCCTCTACAGGCCATAAACTTTCATCCTTGCCAAAATAATGTGTTAGTACTGTACGCTCTGGTATATATTGACCAGCACCAGCACCTAACACATCAAGTACGGCCTCACCAATAACTTGCTCATTATTTTTAACAAATTTATTAAGATCGGCTCCAAACCTTGTTGGATTTCTAATATACAAAGCTGGACCAAAATTAACCAAATTACCGTTTTCCAATGTTCGGACGCCCTTTATAGGCATATCGTAGTAATCAGGACTTAACAAAGCACCTAAATTAGTTCCACCAAACTTCTCGTCTAACAGTTTCATCTCTTCAACCGTTAAAGGAATACTACTTGGATCTGGTAAGTCGGTAGACAACAAACCTGTGCCGGGTTTTTTAACTGGCACACTGGTAGGTGTAGTACCTGTCTGTCCACCCATACCACCCTGTTGGCCAGTCATGCCACCCTGTTGGCCACCCATACCACCCTGCTGCTGAGTGCCAGTTATATTTTGTTGCATTGGTCCGCCTAGAGCCATTTGTGATATAGCACCACCAATACCAAGCCCAGACATTACACCTCCAGCCATACCTGCAGCAAAGCGATCTGCAGGTCCAATTGGAGGTTCCCATGGAAATCTAGTTAAACCTACGCGACCCGAAATGTTGGATTTTAAATTTGCTAGGCTTTGATCTGCGGATGTTTGCAATCTTGTAGCTTCATCTAGCAAAAGCCTAGCTTTGTTGGGGTCACGAGTTGTTGCTGCTTCTAGACGCAATTTAGCAGCATTGGACAATGCTGTTGCATGTGTGGCTGTTCCTGTATTCCAGTCAGCAAATGCTTGTTGATTAGGAGCATCTAGGGTCTGTTGTCTTACAAGTGCCTCGCCGGGAGCATTTAATTTATCTTTCTCTTGTTGTCGTCTTGCTGCTTCTGCTTGTAAATCAGCTGCTGTTTTTTGCAACTGAAACGATTTGTCGGCCTCAGCTAACTGAATATCACTAGCCAGTTTTTGTTCTCGCTGTTGATTGCGTTGTGCATTGCCTTGCTGCAACGACTGCAGAAACCCTAATAAAGCCGATGCGCCAGTTTGAGATTGCTTTAACATGTTAGGCTATTCCATATTTTTTCTTGAATTCAGCTTGACGTAAACCAAAGTCACGATCAGAGTTCATCTGATTAATGTATTGACCACCAAGTGCGCCGAACTGACTTGCAATTTGATTGCGTTGATTTTGCGTCTGAGCATCAAGTTCCATCTGTTGTTTAGCCTCGCCCATGTACTGGTTATACATATTGTTTGCCATGTTAGATGCTGTTCCAAACGCAGTGTTTGCACCACCCTGATATGTACCAAATGCTTGCCCAGCCATACCAAGAGCTTGCTGCCTACGCGCATCAGCACCCATTGCGTATTGCACGGCTCCCTGAGACATGGCTTGTGCAATTGGATTGTTGTAAAAATTATCTTGCATTTGATAGTTAGTCATACCGCCACCTAAATTTAATGCATTTGGCATTTGGTTATAACGGGCTTGCGCTTGTGCAGCGTTGCTAGTAATAGCACCCATCTGAGCACCAGCTTGTCTTAACATTGCATTTGTAGCATCTGGATTATTTAAGCGTTCCATCTCATTAGTAATGCCGCGACTATACATATTTGAAAACTGGTTTGCTTTAGTCTGGTTTTGTTGCCCTAATTGATATTGTTGATTCTGTATATTTTGATTGAACATACGTTGCTGCGATAGTTGATCTTGATATGGATTTTTCTGCTTACCAAAAAGTGAGCCAGCAGCGTTACCTAATAACGTGCTCCCTAATCCTATTGCATATGCTGGTATCGGCATTTATTTCCTCCTATTGTAAAACGTACCATATTCCTGCGCCCGCAGAATCTACTTGAGCCACTAATGTTACAGTTTCATATTGTGCAGCTGGCCACGCTTTTGCAGTGGCCTTGCCCAAAGTATCGCCAGTTTGCACAGCAGCACTGACTTGATTTGTAGTGCTATCTGTTTTGATTATATGTACAAATTGACCATTAGCATAATACGCTCTGGGTAATGTAACTACTACAGCAGCAGATGTTGCGTTAACACTTACAATGAGTTGCCCTGTATCAACTGTAGTACTTGCACTTATTGCTATAGATGTAAAATTTGCAGGCGGATATGCAGGTGCAAATGCACCTCGCTTCTGATCATTTGTCTGCTGTACAACAACACTTTTACCCGGACCTATTATTCCACCAGCAGGAGGAGAAGCTGTGTCCGGACTAGACAACCCACCAATTATAGGCATTAACTCCTCCTAACTGAACTTTCTGTCGTTTGAACTGATAAAGCGTGTATCTCTATTCTAGATGTAGCATTAGTCCCATACACTTCTAATTCCAGCCATGTGCCACGTAGCTCGTTTGATACTTGTCTAAAACCTATTGCCTTGTCCTGATTTGCTAGTGTTGTGTATTGACCAGTTGTACTCACGTTTTTGTTGTTAGTCAACTTCCATGTAAACGTTGTTATTGATGGCGTGTAGTAATGAACATTTACTTGATGTGGTCTATTTATACCGTAGTATGCCACTCCTTCAGCGTACGTTTGACCGTAACGCCTAGTGGTAATCTTCCAATCAATACCTTGCGTCGCACCAGAATATGTAGGCCTGTCACTAAAACCTTCTAACCTATATATCTGTCCGTTAGACGCTCCTATGTACATATCAGCAACATCGTTAGTAGATGTACATGACACAGCGCTCGTAGCATACATTTGCACAGTGCTAAAGACTGGTAGTTTCCATTTAACCCAACCCGTGGTTCTAGTATCAAACACATATATAACACTATTAGAGTTACCTGTTGTCGCACCAGCGACTGGCGCTATTGCATATAAACGCCTTTCGTGTGGCAATAATATAATGTCACTGTAGGCTGCTGCTGAAATATAGTTAGCAGAACCCGTTGGTCCGTAATCCATTGACCGTGGATTAAGTACACCTTCCAGTGGAAGACTTATAGGTTCAATGCTTGTGCCATTCATCACGCTTATCCCAAAGCTTGATACGTGCATTGCTTTACCAACTAAACTAGCAATACCTTTACTTGCAAGTAGACCAGCACCGGGTTCTCGTACAAACTGTTGGGCTTGAAATGACGTTGGATCAAATCCCATAATTGGGACAATACTATTCTCTCTGTACGCAATCAATACGGCAGAAGTGTCACCACCCGCAGCTACCATGCCGTCAGCTACATACGACAGCAGATTGACTATCTTCTCATTATCATCCTGTGACCCTATGGTCATGAATGAACCTTTGATTGCCATAAATGGGTCTTGGACATTTGGGATATTAGTGGTGTACACACCATATTCATTATCTTTGTTCAGAGGCCATGTAGCATATAAACCATTGTCTTTTGAAACAAACAATCGTTGTTTATGATTTGCAATAGTGCTTAAACCAGTCGGTAACTGATCTCTACCAGAGTGATGAAACATGCCCGGTCTACCAACATTGGTCGAAAACAGTATGTCTGTATCTCGTACGTCGTCATATATTGTGTATGTTGCTGTATTAGTTGACCAACTGACATCAAATGTCACGCCATCACTGTTGACCAGAGCACCAGTAGTATAGTCAAATACCTTTGCAGTTTGATTTGTATACGATGTACCTGTACCTAAGTTTGTAGGTATCATGGCTATTAATCTAGGCATACCGTCAGTGAATAACGTATCGCACCGTCGATATAACAAAATATAATCGTACACATAATCGGTTGTAGATGTTCTTAAACCAGAATCTGTAAATGTGATTCGGCCACGACTATACGCCACAGAAGATTCGATCTCAGGACTAAATTCAGACGGTGGAGTTTCTACACCTTCTCCGGGTGGTGCAACTATGTTATATGCTGATGTTGCTCGCCACGCAGCTGGAGCTGATTTCCATCGAGTATATAAATACTTGTACCTATTATCTGGAGATAATCCACCCTGACGTACAACATCACCCAGCCCTATAAGGACAGCGTCATTGGGGACATCGGCTATATCTTCGTCAAACCTTAGATATATCGCTGTGACCGCATCTCTGTTGGCGCCGGGAATAGGAAATAACTGAAACTCTAGGAACCGTGTTTGGGCATTATAAGCAGCCTGTCCAGTCCACACAATTGATCCGGCTTCTTGTATACCCAAGCTAATAGGTATTTCTGAGGTTCTAATATTTGGATGTAACTCACACCGTATGCCTATGCCTTTATCATTGGACATATCTGGTGTGCCACTAATAGCTAACTTGATTAGCCTATTTTGTACATAACCACCATATAAACCTCGTACATTTGTGTTGATCTGTGCTGCTTTAAACCCAGCTAAACCAAGATCCGTAGTAGTAGCATTGTCATTTGGTGAACATAAAACGCTATATAAATAAACTCCATCAATTAATACGCCGGGGTCGTTATCACGTGACCAACCACTGTTACTAATCTGCAAACGCAGTGCCTGTAATGTGCCTTCGTATTCACGGAAATCAATAATGTATTCAAATTGAATCCAGTCAGCAGTCGTTTGTTTTGGTGCAGCATCTGCTACAGCAGCAAAATATGCGCCCGGAATTACATTACCGGCAGCTACTGTTGTACTACTATGCCCATACACTGTTACGTTTAGATATTGACCATTAAATGGCTTTGCATCATCATAGTTCATTAAGTAAAACGACAACTTAAATAAACCATTGACTTTAGCCGTACCTCCATTTTGTGAGTATGTTGGAAGACTAGTCACATCTTGAATTATGTAATCCGTTGGTTTATCAATGTGAGCTACATTTCCAGTAGTTCGTCCATCTGCTCCAGTTGATACAGTGCCTTTACTACCA